GAGAATATCCTGGAGCGATTGTTCATAACGTTTATCCATCTCAGTTAAATACATCAGGCGTTAAAACCATACAAAGGTATCAACCTGAAAGATTGTCGTGGAGTGATTAATGGCTCAGTGGAATAAAAATAACCAAGATTACCTCAACCAAGAGAGATCTCTTTTTGAGGTTTATATGTGTGCCGATAGATACGGCAACATTGATGGGTGTAATGGAACTGCAAGTGGAAGTGGTGCATTTGGAGAACAGATTGTATCTCAAATTACACCAGTATTTCAACTTGACGGATTATATGGATTAAACTCTGATAGGTTTGAAAGATATTCATCAGGCACTGGGATTACTACCTCCAATACTTTAATGGAGGTTTCATCAGGAACTGGTGCATATGGATATGGTGTTATTCGATCTAAGAGATCAGTAAGATATCGTCCGGGACAAGGTGCTCTCTCAAGATTTACAGCACAATTTTCTGGCATTGCAACAGGATACACTCAAAGAGCAGGATTCTTCTCACAAGAGCAGGCACTTCAAGTTGGATTCAATACCAACGGAAAGTTTGGTATTCTTCGTGAGAATGGTGGTAAGGCACATATTCATAGATTTGAAGTTACAACTCCAACGAGTGGATCGGAAAGTGTCACTGTTACTCTTGCAGGAACAGCGACTACTATAACAGTTGCTTCAGGAACTGCAACACAAAACGCAACTGGTATTGGAACACATACTTATAATGGATGGTTGGTAGATTATAGCAATGGATATATTGATTTCTTATCCGAAAGTGTTGGTCCAAAAACAGGAACTTTTTCAATTGTAAGTGATGGTGATTTAGTTGCAACAGCAACAACGGCACAGGCGGGCGTAAATCACACAAGTAACTGGACATATCAAGAAGATTGGAACTTTGATACAATGTTGGGCACTGGCGGAACAACCAATCCATCAGGTGTTACATTAGACCCAACAAAGTTGAATGTATATCAAATCAACTTCCGTTGGTTGGGTGTTGGTGAAATGAGGTTCGCAGTAGAAAATCCTTTGACTGGTGATATGATGCCAATCCATCATATTCATTACGCAAATAGACATAATACAGTTCACTTAGACAATCCATCTCTCAAAATTGGATATGTTGCCGCTAATCTGGATGGAAATACTGGTGCTGGAGTAACAGTGTCTGGTGCATCAATGATGGGTGCTATTGAAGGTATTATTAATACCACAACTCTACCACTTGCCGCATTTAGGACAAAGAGTGGTGGAATGAATACTACTGGAGTCAGATACCATCTACTGACTATCAAAGGTGGTATGATAGTAAATAATAAAATCAATTCCAGAGAACTTATCATCAAAAAGATTAGTGCTCTAACCACAGCATCATCAACTGCTCCTTGTTTTATTTACTTGTTTGTTGATGTTCCAACTGTCGATCCTTTAGATTATACACCACTTGGACAAGCTTCCTCATTCTCAAGAACTGATACCACAATTACCTCATCACAACAACCAATAGCAGTATTTTGCGTTACATCAGGTGCTCCAGAAACAATCGATCTTGATGCACTGAGAATCGTTTTACCACCACAGAGAACATTGACTATGGCAATTTCATCTGACTCTAATTTACAAAAAGCAGATTGTTCTGTGACATTTATTGAAGATTAAGAGGTTTTATTATGAGTGAAGTTTATCTTGGTAATCCTAATCTAAAAAAAGCAAATACTGCGATTGAATTTACAGAGGGACAAATTATTGAGTTCCTCAAATGTAAAGAAGATCCAGTCTACTTTGCCAATAACTATATTAAGATCGTTTCTCTTGATGAGGGTCTGACACAGTTTCACCCATATGATTTCCAAGAGAAACTAATTCATAACTTTCATAATAACAGATTCAATATCTGTAAGATGCCTCGACAGACTGGCAAATCCACTACAGTCGTATCTTATCTTTTGCATTATGCTGTATTCAATGATAGTGTAAACATTGGTATTCTGGCAAACAAGGCAGCAACCGCTAGAGAACTTCTCAGTAGGTTACAGACTGCATATGAAAACTTGCCTAAATGGATGCAACAGGGTATTCTGTCATGGAACAAAGGTTCAATGGAGTTGGAAAATGGCAGTAAGATACTGGCAGCTTCTACGTCTGCAAGTGCTGTCCGAGGTATGTCGTTCAACATCCTCTTTCTCGACGAGTTCGCGTTCGTCCCAAATCACGTTGCTGACTCGTTCTTTGCATCTGTTTATCCTACTATTACTTCTGGTAAAAACACCAAAGTAATCATCGTATCCACACCACACGGTATGAATCATTTCTACCGTATGTGGCACGATGCGGAGAGAAATAAAAATGAATATGTACCAACTGATGTTCACTGGTCTGAAGTACCAGGAAGAGATGAAGTATGGAAAGAACAGACGATTGCAAACACTTCAGAACAACAGTTTCGTGTTGAGTTTGAGTGTGAGTTTTTAGGTTCTGTAAATACACTCATAAATCCAACTATTCTCAAAAATTTAATATATGAAAATCCAATACAAAGAAACGCAGGTTTAGATGTCTATGAAGAAAATCAAAAAGGACACAACTACCTTATTACTGTAGACGTTGCTCGTGGATTGGGAAATGATTACTCTGCATTTATCGTTTTCGATATTACAGAATTTCCATATAAGTGCGTAGCAAAGTACAGAAATAACGAAATCAAACCAATGCTGTTTCCAAATATTATTTTGGATGTGGCAAAGGGATATAATAATGCCTGGTTATTGGTAGAAGTTAATGATATTGGAGATCAGGTAGCAAGTATTCTTCATTATGATCTAGAATATGAAAATATTCTTATGTCCTCAATGAGAGGAAGAAATGGACAGGTTGTTGGTCAAGGATTTTCTGGTAGCAAAACACAACTCGGTGTTAGAACAACATCTGCCGTAAAAAAACTTGGATGCTCAAACTTAAAAACTCTTATTGAAGAATACAAGTTACTTACTCTCGATTATGAAATCATTTCAGAACTGACTACTTTTGCTCAGAAGCATAACTCCTTTGAAGCAGAAGAAGGTTGTAATGATGACCTTGCAATGTGTCTTGTTCTTTTTGCTTGGTTAGTTGCACAAGACTACTTCAAAGAGATGACTGAAAATGATGTTCGTAAGAGAATCTATGAAGAACAGAAAGACCAGATAGAACAAGATATGGCACCATTCGGATTTATTTCTGATGGATTCAATGACGAAACAACTTTTGTAGATAGTGCTGGTGATAGATGGTATACTGACGAATACGGAGATATATCTTATATGTGGGATTATAAGTAATGACTTTTGATGATGAAATAGAATTAGAACATTTATTATTTCTCGAAAGAAAGTGCAGAGTATGCGGTAAAGTAAAGAACTTGTTAAATGATTTTTACAAAACCAGAAGAGATAGAACTCTCGCATCTTCATACTCATATGAGTGTAAAGATTGCACCAAAAAAAGAATAGTCGTTAGTAGGATGACCACCACAATATTTGATAGATGGGAATATCCTGACTGGTAAGTTTGTTCACGCATCGTTTCCCCACTGAAAATGCCCCTTTTCCTAAATATTTTTAGATAAATTTGGATTGCGAGGACAAACAAGATGCCAATAAATTTAGCATCTCCTGGGATTAAGGTAAGGGAGGTTGACCTTACAGTAGGAAGAGTCGATCCATCATCCGAAAAAATTGGCGGTCTTGTTGCTCCTTTTGCACAAGGTCCCGTTGATCTTCCAACTCTCGTTGGTTCGGAAAAGGACTTACTGGACAATTTCGGAAAACCATACGGAAATGATAAGCACTATGAGCATTGGCTCACTGCTTCTTCATACTTAGCATATGGTGCACCAATGAGAGTCGTCAGACAAGATGATGACGATCTCAAAAATGCTTATGTCGGTTCTGGATCTTCCATCAAGATTAAGAGCATTGAGCACTATGAGCAACTTCAATACGACGAAAACGTAATTACCGATAGAACAATAGTTGCCAAGAATCCAGGATCTTGGGCAAATGGAATCAGAATCGGTATTATCGACGCAAAAGCAGACCAAGTTCTGACTGGTATTTCCACTACCGGAGTATCAGCATTTACTGCTGCAATCACGAACAGATCAGCAACGATTGCCACTGGTGCAGCAACCACGATTGGTATCTCTACTGCTTCAATTACTCTTGGACAAGAAGTTCGTGGTAACTTTGTTTCAGCAGGAACTACGGTTACTGCAATCAATGTTGGTAATATTCAACTTGCGAGTGCCACTTCAAACACTGAAGGTGGAGTTACCGTTCCTTTGGATTTTGGTACAACCACATTCACTGCTGCAGCACTTGTAGTTGGTGCAGGTATCACTCAATCAATGAGTGGTAGATATGATGTTGGTGCAGGAACAACCACAGCACTGACCGGACACCTGAAGGGTATTGTTACTGAAGTTGGCGTTGGACAAATCAGTGTTAAAGTTCTTTCTTACGTTGATGGTGCAACAGAAACCGTAAAAGATTATCAAGAGAGTGGAACTTGGGCATTTACCAGCACAGGTAGTGTTGCTATCACCACTGCTAAACAGTCGGTA